GCAAGGCGGGCGAGATCGTCGCATATTTCAAGCGCGGGTTGCGCGTCACTGCAAACGACACGCGGGTCACGATAACAGGCCACAGCGTGCGTCAAGGCCGCGAAGAAGGCGTGCGGTGGGAAACCCCACTTTATATCAGCTACGAAAGTATGACATGAAAAAGCAAAACACCTTCACCCGCATTGATACGCCACTGGCAAGCCCCACAGGCGTTGCCGCAAAGCCCGTCAAAGCAAACCTTACAAACAAGGCCGGTGCGTTCGCTACACCCCTTGAAAAAGATATTGGCGCATGGCTGAAAATCGGCTGGTTTCGCGTCAATAAATAAATGCCCGCGTTGGGCTTAATCGCTTGAAAGGATACCAAGCACATGACTACCAACAACAACATTGGCCTGACGCTATACGGCGTAGCAGGTTCACCAGCCACCAACAACAAGGCAGGCTTTGAAGCCTTGACGTGGGTACAGCTTAAAGGCACGCAATCCCTGCCCGTCTTTGGCGTGACGCACAACAACATTGATGTGTCAGACCTTGGAACAGGCTTTACGTCTGGCGTTAAAGGCGCTGCCACTGGCAAGGATACCACGCTGACTTTTCATGGCGACGGCACTGACACAGGCATCGCCACAGCTATCCTTGCGGCCAATGCGCAGTCGGGCGTTTACTCGCTCAAGATTGTTCGCGGATCTGGCACTGATACCGGCGACGGCCCTGCACCTGTTGCGGCTGACGTTGTGCAGTACGCGCATGGCTACCTTCACACATATGAAGAAAACCCAAAAGACGACAGTTCTTTTGAAGGTGCTTCAATCAACTTTAAGCAAAACGCGGCCACAGTGGACGACGTTGAACCTTCCTAAATCCGCTTAGGCGGTAGGGGCGGCGCGGTTTGGTTCGCCCGTCGCCCCACTTGAACCAGAACCCCAAGGATTTACCAAATGGATTTTTCTAAATTTGACAGCCGCGCAAAAGCGGAAACCGGATCGCCGATGCAGATCGTTGACGAATGGACAGGCGAGGCGCTGATGGACGGTGACAAGCCTTGCCGTGTTATCTTGCGCGGTACAGCGTCGGCATCCATGCAAGCCAAAATGCGGGCAGCACAAAAGGCCGCTATGATGTCCAAGGCAGCAAAGGCCAAGGGCAGCGACGACGAAGCCCGCGTGATGGAGGACGTGCATAATCAGCTTTGCGAAGCGGCGGCTCCATTCATTGTTGGTTTTGAAAACGTGGACAAAGACGGCAAGCCCGCAAACGCAGACGATGCGATGTGGTTTTTGAACCTGACTTTTGTTCACATGGGCGTGAAAGAGGATGCGGACGGTGAACCTGTTTTGAATAAAGACGGCGACCCTGTGTTTGAAATGTCAAACAATCCGTTTGCCAAGCAGTGCAGCGACTTTGCATCTAAGCAAGCGAACCGCTTGGGAAACGGCAAGGGCAACTAATACTTGCCGCCCACCAAGCTGGATGGTTGAACGCCATTATTGAGCTAAAGAACGACAAAACAGACAGGCCGAAAGAAAGCCGTTTGATGCGTCACACCGCAAACAACACCCCCGCGCCTTTTGTAGAATTGGACGCGGGGGAATACTTGCTAAATATCCTGATCGAAGCTGGGCCTATAAAGTCTGGACCGATGGGCGGCTTCCAATCGCTGGATTGGGTTGACATCGCGGCCTATGCGTCCCTGACGATGGATGCGATTGAGCCTTGGGAAGCCAGCCTAATCAAGAAAATGTCAGACGCTTTTGTTACTGGCATGAATGAAGGCACAAGCCCGTTTTCCATACCGCCAGACCAACGCAAGAAAACCAAATAACGGCCCGCTGTTGTGGCGGGTCGCAACCGTTCAAGGATGAATAACATATGGCTGATTTTGCAAACCTTGTTCTCGGCGTTGATACGCGCGGCTTGAAAAAGGGTGAACGCGCACTGGACGACACAACACGCGCCGGGCGCAAGACCGAGCGGGCCACCGACGGCGCTGCGGCTGGTATGGGGCGGCTTGGGGCGACATCTGGCGGCGTTGCTGCCGCTGGTATGCGAAAATTTGCTATTGCCGCCACGGCTGCGGTTGGGGCGCTTGTGGCCGTTGTCGCTGCGGGTGCTGGCCTTAACAAGTTTGTGGATGCTACTGTAGAAGCCGATGCGGCGCAGGCACAGCTTGCGGCGGCTATCTTATCAACGGGCAGCGCGGCGGGTCGGACGATTGGCCAGCTAAACGCGCACGCAGCAGCGTTGCAGGGCGTTACAAAGTTTGGCGACGAGGCCACCAACGCAATGCAGGGCGTCTTGCTGACCTTTACCGCAATTCAAGGAGAAACCTTTGACAAGGCCACAGTCGCCACAATGGATCTTGCTACCGCGATGGGTACGGACCTAAAAGCGGCGGCGCTTCAAGTCGGCAAGGCATTGAACGATCCGGTTTTGGGTATGACTGCACTATCTCGGTCAGGCATCCAATTTACCGAAGCGCAAAAAGACGTTGTTAAAGCAATGGTTGCCACAAACGACATTGCCGGCGCGCAAGGCATTATCCTTGGCGAACTGGAAAAGCAGTTTGGCGGATCGGCAGCGGCAGCGCGTGACACGCTGGGCGGCGCATTGGCTGCGCTTGGCAACTCGTTTGGCGATCTGTTTGAATTGTCTGGCCCCGCAACAGAAACGCTGCGGGCATCAATTGACAGGTTGATTGGGTCAATAACCGACCCGCGATTTGTTGCAGCAATCCAAGGCATTGGCGCGGCATTATTTGGAATGGCAGAAATAGGTATAAATGCTTTATCCAGCCTTGCTGGCGTTCTTTCTTTTGTAGGAGAAAACATCGACGCCGTTTCTGGCATTATAATTGCGGCCACGGGCGCGCTTGTAATCGGCCTTACGCCTGCAATTATAGGTGCGACTGTCGCAGCGGCCACGTTTGTCATTGGTTTGATTACATTAAAAGGCGCGTTGCTTGCCACCGGCATTGGCGCGGTTGTCGTCGTTGCCGGATTGCTAATTGGCAAATTTTTGGAGTTAGTCAAAGGCACAGGCGGTTTTGGAGAAGCGTTCAAGGCCGTTGCAGTTTTGTCTCGCGCTGTTGTGACTGACATCGGAACGTTTTTAGCTGCTTTGCTTGCTGTGTCTCAATCGGTCGCGGCTGGGTTTTCAGCGACATTCCTGCAAGCCTTTGCGTCAGTTCTGGACAGCGGTTTTGACTTTGTTGACAGCTTTATCACTGGACCGTTAAACAGCTTAGAACGTGCGCTGGGGCTTGACCTGCAAACGCCATTGCGGCGCAAGGTTTCCGACGGCTTGCGCAATATGTCTTTGGAATACACAGCGACAGCACAGGCAACATCGGCAACCGCAAGAGAATTGTTTAGCTCAACAACCGCAACATCAACAGCCTTTGAAGCGTTCACAACAAAAATTGCGGAAACAGCCGAAGAAGTAAACGCGGCGGCGGTAGCAAGCAAATTGCTTGATAACTCAATTACTTCTACTGGAAAGTCTGCGGGCAAGACCGTGCCTAAAATAGAGGAATTGAAAACAGAAACCGAAGCGTTTGATGCGGCAATGAAAGAAGCCGCTATGACCACCGAGGATTTAGGCAAAGCAAAGGCGCAAATTCTAGTCAGTGGGATCGACAGCATGGCTAGCGCGTTTGGCGACTTTGTGAGCGGCGGGCTGAAAGACTTCAAGGGCTTTGCGTCATCTATTGTTGACACGTTCAAACGTATGCTGTCGCAAATGATTGCAATGGCCGTAAAAAACAAGATTATGATTAGCCTTGGCATGGGCGGTGGTGGCGGTGGAAACGCTGCAAACATGGCGATGCAAGCGGCTGGAGGTGGCGGTGGTGGAGGTGGCGCTGCGGCAACCAGCCTTATGGGTGGTGCAAGTGCGGCACTGGCGGCTGGTGGTAGCCTTGTGGGCGTGACCGGCCTTGTGGGCGGAATTGGCGCTGGTGCGGGAATGGCCGCAAGCGCGTTCGCAAGCGGTGGCGTTTCTGCACTGGGCAGCACTATCGCTGCACAGACAGCGGCGGCAACAACGGCGGGCGCAAGTATGGCAGGCGTGGGCGCGGCAATTGGTGCGGTGGCTTTGCCGCTGCTTGCTGTCGTCGCTGTGTTCTCATTCTTCAAAAAGAAAACCAAGGAACTTGACAGCGGGATAAAAATTACGACCAACGGCCTTGATACGATGACGCAATCTTTCAAAAAGGTTCAAACGTCACAGTTTTGGGGTCTATCTAAAAAGGTCCGCACAAGCGTTAGCGACATGGGCGCTGGTGGGGCGGCAATCCAAAACGCAATCAGCGACGTTCAGGCAAACGTATTGGTAGCAGCGGCATCGCTAAACATTGGTGCGGATGCGTTTTCACGATTTTCATCGCGCATTACAATCAGCACAAAAGGCATGAACTCGGACCAAGCAAATGCGGCTGTCAACAATGCGCTTTCTGGCTTTGCTGACAGCTTTGCGTCAACCATTTCGGGTTTAGGCGAGTTTAGGTTAGAGGGTGAAGGCGCAAGTGATACGCTTGTTCGGCTTGCGACTGGCTTGCAAAACGTCAACGCGGTTTTTGAAACCCTTGGGTTTAATGCCTACAACGTATCTCTTGCGGGTGCTGGTGCAGCTTCACAGTTTGCGCAACTGTTTGGATCATTGCAGAACTTCACAGCATCAACCGGCGCGTATTACGACCAGTTCTTTACAAACGACGAGAAAATGGCCAACGCAACAGCCCGATTGACGCAGAGCCTTGCCGCGCTTGGCATCGACTTTGTGCCGCAAACAAAATCAGCGTTTCGGGATCTGGTTGATACTGCCATGCTTGGCGGCGATAGCGACCTTGCGGCGCAGTTGATTATGCTTGCGCCTGCATTCAGCGCGGTAGCAGACGCAACGAACCGTCTTGCTGACGCGATGAACGCAAACGAAAACGCCTTTGCGACTGGCGTTGATTTTAGGCGGGGCTTGTCACGGGCTGCAAATAATATCGCTTACAGCCCGGAAAAGTCGCAGGCAGAAATGCTTGCGGAATTAAAGTCGTTGAATGCGCGTATAGATGTGCTACAATCAACATCAGAGATTACAGCCAATTCATCGTCGCAGACGGCAGAAAACACCGACTACACCAACGCCCTAACACTGGAGGCCGCAACATGACAACACCGCTGCAAATTGTTGTGCCTCTTTTGATTGCGGATGCCAACATCACGGCGTCAAATGTGGCACTTGAAACGGCGTGGACGGCTGGCACGTATTCCCTCGGTACGCAAAAACGTGTCGGGGAACGTATTTTTGAGGTTAGCGCGGCTTCAACATCGCAGGAACCAAGCGCGACGGCAACAGATTGGTTTGATGCAGGGCCGGGCAACCGTTACGCGGCTTTTGATCGACAGGTTGGGATTGATAAGTACCGCGTTGTCGAGACTGTCACAAGCAATGCGGACACAATTACCTACACTCTTGAGGCTTTGTCGCGGATCGGTGGCATCGCGTTCTTTGGCGTGCAGGCAACCAACATCACAATCGTCGCCACCGTTACCACCACAGGCGATGCGGCAAACGTAAGCTATGACATGAAAGACGAGGCGCTTTACGGCGGATCATTTTGGAAATGGTTGTTCGTGCCGAAATCGTTTGAACGCAAGCACATCAACTTCGCGTTAAACATTCCGCAGAACGCCTCGATTGATATAACAATCACGAACACAGGCGGCATTGCCAAGGTTGCCACAATCGCGGCGGGCATTGTCTCGCAGTTTGGCATTGTTGGTGTTGGCACTGGCAAGACGCTCAAGAGCCGGTCATTCAAAAAGACAGACGGGGCGCTGACCTCGCTCTTGCAGCGCACCACGTCTTCAATTGTTTCATACAACGTCACGCTGTTAAATTATGAAGCCAACGCATTTTGGCGCATGGTTGATGACATTGACGGCATTGGCGCGGTGTTTGTTGCTGACGCCCAATATCCCGAATTTTCAATCTACGGCACCTTGTCGTCGGCAAACCCAACGGCGCAAGGTGTCGGCACATCTAAGGCCACAATAGAGGCAGAAGAATTATGACAACCCCGACAATCACGCTTTACCCGGACACGCTACCTGCGAAAGAGCAGGCAAACGCGGCTTTTGACACCAACGTCGATGATTTCATGGACTGGTTGACGCTGACAAACGGCCCCGAACTGCAAGCGATGGTTACTTACACGAACGACGTGGCCGACAGCGTGCTTGCCACCGCGCTTGCTGGCGATCTGCCGCCGTTGACAGGCAAAGCTGGCGACTACATTCGCGCCAATGCGGCAGAGGACGGCGGCGAGTTTCGCACGCCTCAAGAACTTGCGACAGAATTGCAGGCATTTTTGAGCATCGACCCCCACAAACCTGTAAACGTATCAGGTGTAACCCCTTCGCTGGATGTTGCAACATACAACTTTTTTGACCAAGGCGCACTGACCGCTGACACAACAGTAAGTTTTGCAAGTGTTCCATCAAACGCAAAGTGGCAGTATTCCTATGTCGCTGCTATTGATACGTCTACGACTTTTGATCTGGCGGGGGCATCTTACGCAAGCAAGAGTTTTAGTGTTGCTTCGCAGGAAACCAACCCTATGGGGCTTGCGTTCAGCAACGACGGAACTTCTATGTTTGTAATGGGTTTTACTAACCAAACAGCCTATCAGTACACCTTAAGCCCCGCTTTTGATGTAAGCACCGCAGCTTACGCATCTAAAAGTTTCAGTGTTAACTCTCAAGACACAAGCGGCGGGGACATCACCTTTAACGCTGATGGAACATCTATGTTTGTAATGGGGCAGACTAACAGAAGGGTTTTCCAGTACACCCTAAGTACAGGATTTGACGTGTCTACTGCTTCATATGCTTCAAAGAGTTTTAGTGTCAATTCTCAAGCTACATCGCCACAAAGTTTGGATTTCAGTACCGATGGAACATCTATGTTTGTCGCGGACAACACCACTGACAAGGTTTTCCAGTACACCCTAAGTACAGGATTTGACGTGTCTACTGCTTCATATGCAAGCAAAAGTTTTGACATTAGCTTGCAAGGTACTTCACTTATAGGTATTTCGTTCAACAATGATGGAACTAAGTTTTTTGTAGTTAACTCAGCCACTGACAAGGTTTTCCAGTACACCCTAAGTACAGGATTTGACGTGTCTACTGCTTCATATGCAAGCAAAAGTTTTGACATTAGCTTGCAAGACGTCAATCCCAGAACGGTTGCGTTTGACGCTGATGGAACTTCTATGTTTATTGTTGGGGCGTCTACGGACACACTATACCAATACACCCTAGCATTCGCCTTCTCTCTAACTCTACCCACAGTAATAGGAACGCCCAGCGCCACAGCTACAGGCGACCGTGTAACTTACACCTTCGTCACAAAAGACAGCGGCACAACCGTCAACTTGATCGCAGAGGACATCATCCAATGATTGAATTAGTCAAAGTAACTGACGGCGTTGCGTCTGCGTATTCTTTTGAAATGTTTCGCGGTGACTTCAACACCACGGGTCGCGCTGACAAGCACCTAAACCCGCGCGGTGTTTATCGCGTTGACAATCTGTCTAAACCGAAAACAGATTTTGGCTTTAGGGCCGTAGCGTGGGGGTTTCCACGTCTGGTTAATGGGTTTTGGACTGCGGGCTGGGACGTTATCGAAATGAGCGAGGCCGAAGCCCGCGCAACCATTGCCCCCATTAGCCCGCTGCAAGGCATCCTGACACTGGGCGAGACCGAATGGGGCAAGGTTCTGACATACCGCGAAACCGCAACGTGGTCTGAAAAAGTCGTGATCGACAACGCGGCGGACTGGGTTCGCACAAGCCAGAATATCGCTTTCTTTGGTCACTTGTTAGATTACACCGACGAGCAAATGGACGCGATGTTTTTGGAAGCTGCACAGGTCGAAGCATGAGCCGGACCCGCCTTTCACGCCCGTTATATATCCTAGCCCGATTTGCAGAAATGCTTATATCGTCGGGCAGTCGGGTTATCAACGCGGCCGTGTTCGGCGGGTCGACGCACCAGACGACCAGCGCCCGGGCTTATATAGACGGCCAGACAAACGCAAAGTGGGCCAAGCGCCGCAACATGATTGACCGCGTGTTTTGGTTTACGCCAAACCATTGCGCAAGTGCATGGGCTGCGGAAGTTGAAGCCGCAAAAAAAACACTATTGAAAGCAGGCATCTAATGGACGTGATTCGTGAATTTTGGGTAATCATTGCGGCTTGCGTCACCGGTCTCGGCTTTGTTTACCGAACGGAGGCCAAGGCATTGCAAAACGCGCGAGAGATTGAACGACTTTGGACGCAACGCAAAGAGGATCTGCAATCCGCCAAAGACAGCCGCGACCGAATGGACACGCGGCTGGATGAAATCAGCGCGGACATCAAGGCAATTTTGCGCAGCATTAAGAATTGAGGGAACCGATGGACATTCCACAGCAAGCGACAGAAATTATTAAGCGATGGGAGGGGCTATGCCTTTCTACATATCTTTGCAGCGCGGGGGTGTTGACCATTGGCTATGGCACAACGGCGCGGGCTGGGGTTGGCATTGTTCCGCGCATGGGCCTGACAATAACGCAACCAGAGGCCGAATGGTATTTAGAAAAGGCGCTGGTTAAATTCGCGGCCAAGATTGACCCGTTAATTACTGCCCCGATAAATGACAATGAGCGTTCGGCGTTCCTGTCACTGGCCTACAACATCGGGCCGACCGGGTTTGCAAATTCGTCTGCGCTGCGTCATTTTAACAATGGCGACAAGGCGCGGTCTGCGGCATCCATACTGCTATGGAATAAAGAAACCAAGGGCGGTCGTAAGGTTGTGTCCCAAGGGCTTAAAAATCGCCGCGCTGATGAACGTAAACTGTTTTTGCGACCCGTTGCCGCAAAGGCCACCCCAAAGCCCACAGCGGCTCCCGTTGGCGGGTTCTGGGCTGCAATCGCGGCGTTCTTTGCCGCATGGAAAGGCTTCAAATGAACTATGCACTCATCGCCCGCACAGTCTTGCGGCTTGGCGCTCTTGCCGCCGTGTCGGCAGGGATTGCCACCGAAGGCACAGCGGCGGTGTTCTACCAGAACGCAGATATTGTAGCAGTCACCGCACTTGCTGTCTCGGAAGGTTATTTCGCGTTTGATAAATGGCGCAACAGAAAGGCAAAAGCATGATCGAGGCACTTATCGGAATTGCGATTTTTATCGCGGGCGTGGCTATTGCGTTTTTTAAGGGCAAAAGCAATCAACGAAACGAAACAGAAGTGGACGAATTAAATGAATATATTGCAACAAAAAAGCGCATTGAGGATGCGACCCGCCGCGACCTGTCTGATGCTGATGTTTCTGACAGCCTGCGCGACCACGCCAAACGATAGGGCCGGATGTGAAGCCACAGCGCAAAGTCGCGTTGATGCATCCCAAGGCGCACTGGCCGATGGTGGGCCACAATCTAAGCGGTCGCTTAACGTATTGCTAGATCAGTTGCAAGCGTGGTGCGAATAGCGTTTAATCTGCACACGCAATAA